TATTAGTGGTGCTCCAACATCATCAAAGAAACCTAGAATACGTCCTGGTTCTGGCCCTATAGACGTTATGACTGACGCTGAAAAGAAAAAAGTAAAATTAGCAAACAAAGAAATGTCTGTCAGAGATATTAAAAGGGTTGCTGAAGGTGCTTTAACAAGAACAGAAGCTGAAGAAAGAACTAAAAAATATTATGAAAATCAAAATAAAAAATCACCTAAAGCTACTAATTTTGAATCTTGGTACGAAAAGAACAAAGACAAGTACAAAAGTAGAGCAAGAGCTTTAGAAGCCTATAAGATGGGTCCAGGCAAAACAGAAAGCACTAGGTACGGAAACTCTAAAGGTAGCTTACAGAAAAAGAAAAAAGGGTATGCTAAAGGTGGAATGACTGACTATCGTAAGAAAGGAATGTTTTACGGTGGTGGTATGACTAGAAGAGGTAAAAGATGAAACTAGATGGTGAAAAAGTAATTGATCAATATGGTGCTGTTCTTGCTGAGTACATTCACGGAGAGTGGCACACTAAAGACCCTGCTGTCTTAGAGTTTATTATGAATCAAGACAAACCCGAAAAGAAAAGGGTACGTGCTCGAGATGAAAAAGGTAGGTTAAAAGGTGACGATCCTTCTACTCCTAACGTAAACGAAGCTTGGATGCCTGAATCATAACAGGGTTGCATATTTGTCACTACTCTGATATAACTACTTGTATATAACTATCCTCAGCCAGTTAGGGCTAACACACACAGAGGATAGAAAATGTTTAAAAGATTTTTCAATAGATTATTAGAAGCAAGAGCAGAATCAGCTAGACGTAAAATTGCACGTATGCAACTTCACAAAATGACTGACAGAGAACTACAAGACGTAGGTATAGTTAGGTGTGATATAGAGAGGGTTATCTTAACAGGTAAACCTCTTTGAGAAACACAATCAGTTCTTTAATGATACTAGGAGTACTTTGGGAGGAGGCTCGTGGACCCAGTAACAATTATCGGTGGAGCTACCGTAGCGTTCAATGCTCTGAAGAAAGGTTTCCAGTTTGGAAAAGATCTTCAGGAAATGGGTGGTCAACTAAATCAGTGGGCTAGTAGCATGAGTGATCTAGCCTACTTAGAACAAAAAAATAAGAACCCCCCTTGGTGGAAAGCTATGGGAGGTTCTGTTGAAGCAGAAGCTTTAGAAATATTCACTGCTAAAAAGAAAGCAGAGGCTATGCGTCAGGAACTAAAAGACTGGATCAGTTTTACGTATGGGCCATCAGTTTGGGATGAGCTTGTTGCTACTGAAGGTAGAATAAGAAAACAAAAGAAAGAACAAGAATACCGTAAAGCAGAAATGATTGAAGCAATAATTACTTGGGGTATATCAGGTGTTATGCTTATAGCAGGTGCAGGTGTTTTAGGTTTTATAATTTATATGGTGGCATAATGGCAAAACAACTTACAGAAAAACAACATAAGTTTCTTGAAGTTCTTTTTGAAGAAGCAAAAGGAGATCCTGTTACGGCAAAGAAACTTGCAGGTTATTCTGATGGTGTTGCTTCTACACAAATAGTAAACAGTCTAACAGATGAAATAGCAGAGCTTACTAAAAAATTTATAGCACAGTCCTCAACTAAAGCAGCGTATACAATGTTTTCTGTTATGGCAGACCCTACAGATCTGGGTGTAAAAGAAAAGATGTTAGCAGCAAAAGATATACTAGATCGTGCAGGATTTACTAAAACAGACAAGGTAGAAGTAAAAACATCAGAACCTTTGTTTATTCTACCTGCGAAAGAAGATGAGTAAAAGAGCAACAACAGCAGACCACCCAACCAAAGTTGACTGGCAGATACCACTACAAGGGGAACTAGGAGAGTGGTATCCTGTTATAAGAGTAGGAAGACACGTACCCTTTGGTTACAAACAAGATGAAACAGATCCAGATCTACTGATACCTATCCCTGAAGAGTTAGAGTTACTAGAAAAAGCTAAATTATTTCTTCAAGAGTACAGCACTAGAAAAGTAGCAGCTTGGTTATCTAAAGAATCTGGTAGAGAAATATCACATGTAGGGTTATATAAACGTGTCAGAATGGAAGAGAAAAGGCGTAGAGCTTCCTCAAACTACAAGCAGTATGCCAAAAAATACAAAGAAGCGGCAAGGAAAAGCCAGAAGATCGAAGAAAAAAGAGTTGGTGGTAGAAACACCAGAGATCTTAGTGAAGACGAAGACTACATCTCCCTCGAACCTGGAGAGCGATGCCCTTTCTGTGGGAACACAAGAGGTAATATTTGAGCCTAACCCAGGCCCACAAACTAAATTTTTAGCGTCTACAGAACAAGAGGTGCTATACGGAGGAGCAGCAGGTGGTGGTAAGTCGTATTCGATGGTGGCTGATCCAGTTAGATATTTTACGAATCC